TTTTCTTTTGTCTAAGCATAACATCCTTCTTATTTTTAGACGCCTTCTGGCTGACCTTATCCTTATTTAATAAATGATATATATCATCCAGAGTTATTTTGCGCCTTTCTGCATCAGCCATCATAGTTTGAAGATCCTCAGTGGTCATATTGTGTCGTTCCCGATAATCTTTCGCTTCAACTGCACGCTGGCGATGTGCCTGGCCCTTCTGCATCTGTTCACGCTCTGCAGACATGACTGTTTTCAGTCTTTGCTGTACTTGAGCGTCTACTTGCGCATTAAGTAGTTTAGAGGAATCTGATTCTGGATCAGCTAGATCATCAGCATTAAACTGAAAGTCTTCATCTAAACCTAATCTTTCTGGCAAGCTTTTTGCAGGAGTGCCACCTTCACGAAGATAGTCTCTTACATGTTCTACAAGACCAGTATCTTTTTTCATTGCATTGAGAACAGGAACATAAGGCTTTAGGGTCTGTAGCTCAGAATTTAAACGTTGAGCTTCTCGCGTAGAGTCCTTATATCTCTTTTCCCAATCAACGACACCTTCAGTGCCTTGCTCGCTTGGTGTGTGGGTTACCTGTGAAGGGCCACTAGATGGAGCTTGGGTTACTTCGGCTTGTTTTGAATTATTATCTTGTATAGCGCTATTGACATCGTCTTCCAGCGCTTCAAAGAAATCACCAGAGGCGCCAATTGGTTCTGGGTTACCTCTCTGTGTATTGTCTTCAGTCATTGTCTCTCCTTATTTAAGTTTATACCTTCCACTAATTTAAGAAGGTTCTTTACTAGCTTGCAAGTCATTTATTGCACTTTTTATTTGCAAGTCTAATTCTTTTGATTTGACCTTCATATCACCCTGTACCTGCTTTTGATTGCTAGTTACCTGGTCGGCCATTCTATTTCTTAAAAGTTTCTGCTTTGCTTGAGTCTCAAGGTATTCCTTTTCTGTTCTAGATTCAACCTGATTCTTTTTCTTATCAATCTCCATTTCCGCCTGCATGACCTTCCCTTTAATACCTGCTTGAACCAATTGCCGTTCTAGAGTCTCAATAGTACCTTCCTTATCTTTCAATTGCCCCTCCATTCCAGATACCTGACCTTGCAATTGAGCTAACTGGCTCTTTCTTTCAGATATAAGCTCCTTATCCTTAATATCCGTCTCCGCAAGAACTGCCAAGTCATCTATTATACCTAGTTGCATTAAATCTTTAAGTTCTGCTAAATATGCCCATCTATTAATAGGCAATGTTGATCCAGTTATAATGCGTACATCAAATCTTGCCGTCTCATAATCCATAAATCTTCCTATAGCATCTCCAAAATCATTATATATAGGAATATTAACCTGGACTTCCCTATCTTCTTGTAATGCATTAGGCTGGACTACTCTAAATACCTTATGGGCAGTATATACATTTTGAGAATACTGCTTTATAACTTCACCAAGTTGCTTCAATGCTGGCTCTATAGAATTCTTCATCCATTGTTTTACACGTCTTGTACCATACTCATCTATAGCAAGCATTCCTCGATAAGTTTCGTGTTGCGAACCAGTATCGCCCTGCATACTCGAATAAATACCAGCTAGATACTCCATATCTCCCTTACCTTCCTGTACTATCTGGTAGAATGCATTTGATAATGGCGCTGGTTGAACAGGAGTTGGAGGTATAGAACCAGGGCGAACTGGAAGCAACGCACCAGGAGAGGAGGAGTATTTCTCCCAGTAATCTGTATCAATAGCCCCTTCTTCATGTAGCCAACGTAAACTACTTCCAAGAGAGGCATTATGAACCATAAGTTGATGAGATTTATTTATCTCTCTTTGTTTCCCTATAAGTGGTGAAACTGCAGAAATAGGATATGGCGTACCAGTCCATTTATAATGAAACGGAATCACTGGATATTCTGTAATACCATTTGGAAGGAATATATCGTACAAAGTAACATTCCCAGCAACAGATATTTTCCTTATCCTATCTCCATGAAACCTTATTGCTTCTTCTAATATATTATTAAACGATGTATCCTTCTCAAGAATTCTGTACTCCTTTTCAGTAACAATCTTATTATCTACCTGTGTAGCCTTCCTTACAAGATCATTCATCATCTGGGCTCTCTGTAGTTCAAGTTCTTCCTGCATCGTATCAATAGACCTCTTCATCTCTAACTGCATTCTCTCTGGAAGAATCTCGCCTGACTCAACTGCCATTTGAAGTTCTTGATTCTTTTCAAGTATGCCAACCTGCATTTCAGCTTGTATATCTTCCATCTGATCATTAACTGCAGCCTGTATCTCCTGTAGTTGTTTATCTGTAGGAGGAATACGATAGAATACATTCATATATGCTATCTTGACCTTCTCATATAATTCAAAATACTCCAATAGAGTATCAGTATCTCCAGTCTCTGGATCTATAGAGTCTGCCTCAACAATATCTTTATATCCAAAGTCCTTTTGATAGGTATCAAAAGTCTTTTCAGTATAACTATAATCATTATTTTCGCTAGAAGCTGCTTTATTGATTTTTGATTTACTATCTGGAAATAGCTTGATAAGCTGTGCCTTTGGAAGGATCTTACGTATCATTATGAAACTAGAATCCCTAAAGAGTAAGTCTCTTGATTTAGGATCTACATACATATCAAAAGGTTCTGGCTGCTCAATTCTCACCTCCCCCATCCCCCTATCAGCATCAGGATCCACTACAACATGTAGCCAGCCAATACTTTTAGTAATGCTATCATTCACAGCATTGGCATATAGAGTATTACCCCTAGATAGACTCCATATATAATCAGCCATATCGGAAAATACCGCAGCCACCTTAGAGTCTGATCCATCTACGGCAATAGCCTGCCATCTTGGGTCATTAGCAGTAGCATAAAAGTTTAACATCTCAACCACAGGAGCTATCCTATTAATTGTAAATGTAGGCATTCCCTGATCTTCTAGATCCTGGGTTTCCTTTGCAGTAAGTTGATTGTCATTAGCAAAATCGAATGATTTCTGGTTAATATATTCCCACTGCACTCTCTTAGATTGATTGCTACGATTAAATATCTGCCGAACTCTGTCGGCTTGTTTATCCTTACGCTGAGCCATTACTTTTAATATCCAGGACCACCAGGTCCTTTAGGTCTCCGCAAACCTGGAGAGCCAGGTCCCCGTGTCTGATTTTGGGCTATTGCACGCTGTTCCCTTGATTGTAGTCCCTCAGTTTCCTGTAAACTCTGTTCCCCAGGAACACAAGTCATCTGACCAGTATCAGGATTCCTTGCAGGCCGTTGTCCTGCAGGACATTGTTGATTCCTTGGAACTCCAGCGCCACCTCTGCCTAATGTAGCTGCGGGTGCGGGAGCACCAGGAGCACCTACCGAGCTACCAAGACCGCCACGAAAAGTTCCCATTGGATTTCTAGCATTACCCCTTGAGGCTGCCACTCTATTTAAACCTTTATTTCTAGCCCTACTTCTACTTACTGCCATGATTATCTCCTATTATTACTTATTTTTTCTATACCTAGCGGCATCTTTCTCAAAACCAGCTATATTAGATTCCTGGCCCTTATGATGAAAAGCAGCCCACCACTCAGCATTAGATAGTATACCAATTTGCTCTATATTTTTCTTCCCATATGCATCAATGTTATCCTGTAACTTATCAGCTAGAAACAATATTTTTTGCTGGTCCTCATTAAGCTCTGAAAAATCCACATCTTTTTGAACAGAAGTTCCGCCCTCAAAATAATGACTAGCCCATGCAGGTAAATTTTTACCACCTACTATATTAAACAATCTTTGCATAGCAGTCCTACCAGCTCCACTACCTCCAAGTGTCTCTAATTCATACTGATACAATCCTCTCCCAGGTCCTTCATAAAATCTGTCAGCTTCGGTATATAAATTAGCAAAACCATCATCACCCCAATGTTGACTATCCTGTATAGCTTCTGGCATGCCCCTACTTTCATGATATGCAATTTCTGACATTAACTGCTCTACTTGCTCTCGTCCTACATTATTTGCAGTTTTCTGTAAAACTAATTCCATTAAAAACTCATACGTAGGCAATTCCTGTGGATCTATTGAATACTCAGTAAATAGACCCATTATCTCAAACCCCTTCCACCCTTGCGTCTCCCCCGATCCTGCTTTCCCCGCTTTCTAGCCTCCATTTTCGTACCATCTGGAGGTAGGGCCTGTATATCTCCTGCATTGAGCAATACGGAAAGTACGATAAATTTAATCATTTCTTAATACACTTTCCATTTTTATCCTTCTTATAACCTGAAGGGCATTTAGTTCCATATTTCTTTCTCATATCTCCAGTCTTAAGAGAACTAGTATCCTTAACGCTTAAATCTTTTGTTCCAAAT